ATGAGGACGACATGGTGGCGGATTATACCGTACCATTCGCTCCTTCGACCTCGAGCTGTTTTGAGAGCTCGCGGGCGAAGGGTGGACTCCAGGGTTATGCCCGGGAGCACATCCTGACCCCTGAGGTTAGGGATCGTCATCCGTTCCTAAACAGCGTCGAGGAGTGCGAGCAGGATGTCCTGAAATTCTTCGATCCAGATCTTATGACCTGGAACGGAGTCTGGAATGACATCCTGTCCGAGCTGCTCGATAGGGCGTGGATAGATGAGGAGAATATGGATTTCTACGATGCCAGAGTGGCGGGTATCCCCGAACCCCTAAAGGTTCGATTGGTTACTCGTCAATCCTGGATGTTGTCCCTATTGGGACCCATTCAGAAAGCCTGGCACCGGAGGATGAGAGATAATCCTATCTATGAGTTGATAGGTGGAAAGGATGAATGGACGAGCATCAAAGGTCTAAAGCTAGAGAAGGGTCAGAAGGTCTGCAGTGGCGACTACGCCGCCGCGACCGATGAGATCTATCTGAAGTATACTCAGTATGCTGCAGAGAAAATGCTAGAAAAGACTAAGATTAAGCTACCCAAACATCTGATCGCCTATGAACATCTTATTAGGAAGATGGCCATCGACAGTCTGATCCGCGTTAGAGTCGTGATAGGGGATAGGAAGGTACCAGTGACAAGGGGGCAGATGATGGGACATATATTATCATTCCCACTGCTCTGCTTGATCAATCGTTCCGCCAGTTGCGTCGCCATTCCTCGTGAGAGGTTTATGCGAATCAACGGGGACGATGTTCTGTTTCCGGCCAGTGCGACGGAGTATGCGTTGTGGAAGGCGAAGACCGCTTGTGTAGGTTTGAAGTTCTCCCTAGGGAAGAACTATTACACAAGGGACCTTGCCCTCATCAACTCACGCTTCTTCACGTGGTCGAAGACAGAGCATCGCTGGATGCCCATGAAGGTCCCGAATCTCGGGCTCCTTGGCTATCAGTATGAACTGGTAGACAGGGAGACCGGGGTTCAGGTCCTTCCATGGGACCAGTACGGAGCGATGTGGAACGCTTTTGAGAAAACACTCCCTCCTTCCATGTGGAAGGTTGGGAGGACTATCTTTGCGAAGCGTTACCCCATGCTGGCTAACTTTCCTGGTCCGCTAGTCGGCCCGCGCGAGCTAGGATGTCTAGGGGGAAGAGTTCCTACTGGCTACCAGTTCACTAGGAGGGAGCGAATGTGGATGGAGGCACATCGTCAGGGCAAGTTCTCTTTCCGTGAAGGAGTCATGTCTGATTACTCACGTATTCAGACAGTCTTTCACGACAAGTTAACGAGCTGGATCAACACGGTCGGGGCGGACTACTCTTTTGGAGTAACCCACCACGACAATGTCGGTCCGCCTGAAAATGTGTTCCCGGATCCATATCAGAGGGGAGGCGGTTTTGCGGAGAAGGTAATGACCCTTCGTAGGTGGTTGGTAAAACCAACTTCCCTACAGAAGGCCGTTATCTTCGGCGCTCGGAGATGGAATAAGTTCCTTCTTCGCACAGGGTTTAATCAACCACTGGGCGGGGAGGCACTCAATTCCGTCCTCGACAACTGCTACTCCCACTCTGTGCAGTATTGGCACTCCGAGTGGACCTACCGGGATAAGGGATATGTCGGACTAGATGATATTCATTTGTTGTTTCGTGGAGCCTAACCAGTACGGTGAGATCAGAGACCTGAAGGCCCCGAACCCCAACGCAAAGGTCCCGCACTTTCGTGTGGAACAAACTACATAACAAATGGATACCAGGACAAGAAAGGTGGAGAGTATGAAGAAGAAGAAGAAGACGACGGTTACTCGTCAGCGGAGGGGCGGGATCCTTGACTATGTCACGGGTTCCGTTCCGGCTGCTTTCGGTAACCCTCAACGGGTGGCTAGGCCTAAGATAGTGTCTACACCTAGGGGAACTATCGTAGAGAACTCGGAGAGCCTTGCGCTTCTCACGAGCAGTGGAACTTCAGGGGGCGAACTCGTCCTCTCAATTCCTCTGCACGTGCGATCCGCGAGTCTTCCCTGGTTGACTCAGGTGGGTGCGCTATATTCTAAATATAGAGTCCTATCTCTGTCACTCAGGTATGAACCCGTGTGTGCTACGACTATCGGAGGAGAGATCGCTCACGCCATCGTTTACGATGAGAATGACAGCGAAACAAGCGGCCTAAGCATTTCTAGAATCCTGCAAATTGCCGGAAACCAGAGATGCCCCGTTTGGTCCCCGAGTGCCCTAGTGATGTACGATAAGTCGAAGGCTGCTCAACCATGGTACTACTCTCAGGTGAATCCACCTGCGAGCACCGTGGCGAATCTATCCGTGGCCGGCTGGGGAGTGTTCGGTTACCAGTCCAGTGCAGTGTCAACTGCTCTGGGCCGTGTAATGGTACACTACCGAGTCGAACTGGTAGACCCCGTCAGTCCTCTCTCCAATTCCTAAGTACTCGAAGAACAAAAAGGTCTAAACAACCACGGGGGAACTGTCCCCGCTCCTAATCGAGCAAACCCTCGGAGCCCTGGGAACAAAGTTACTAGCAACGATGCTAGGATACTCCAAAGGCCGAGGAACGGGAGATTAGGGAGATAGAAGAGATTCTACAGGAGGAGTCACGCCTCTCTATTAGAGTGCGACTGAGTATCCCTATGTTCGTTCGATAGTCTGGGAATTCCGTCACCCGGTCACCGCCCAAGATTGGGGGTCGCCGGCCACGGAGCTACCAGCGGACGCGCCTATATGGTGTTAAGTGGGGGATGAGAGGAAGCGTATGATGGAGAGACTCCTAACGCGAGATATCATTATGCTAAGCTATGTTAGTTAGTATGAAGGTATCTGTATTGGTGATGGTTTCTTGAGACCTAGGCTATCAACCAGCTTGTAAGGAAATGACGAGGCTCGCCCTCCCCTTACTCGCCGATATGCCCGGCTATCATGCTTACCACCACTGATCGTCGATGCTCCACCGATGTGGGTCTTCGATCGCGCTCCGCCAAG